CGCGCCAAGGCGGCTGGACGACCCTACCCGAATTTAGTCGATAATATGGCTGCGGCCCGCAAGAAAGGTAAGTAAAATGGACGGTTTTAAGAACAGCACCAAAACTAAGTACATGTGCGGCGGCCCAGTTAAGAAAGCTGGCGGCGGCGGCGTGTTCAACGAGCGCGGCAAGCGCGCGACGAATGCTGAGATCGCAGCGGAAGGCCGCCGCATGGAGGGCCGCAAGCCACCCGTCGAGGGCATTTCGACCCGCCCAACCGACGACAGCGGTCGCCGCATGACGAACGCAGAACTCGGCATGACACCGGGCGGAGTAGCCCCCAAGAAGGTGATGGCCAAGGGCCTCGGCGCTATGACTGAGGCTGAAGCCCGCGCCGTCAAGAAGAAGCCGATGCCAAAAGTCATGAGCGATTTAGAGCGGGCGCGGATGATGGCGCGTCCCTTGGCCAGAAAAGAAGGCGGTGGCGTTCCAGCCCACAGCAGCAAGCCAATGATCCGCCGTAAAGCTGGTGGATTAGCGTCGATGCCAAAGGGCAAGTGCTAATATAACGCAAATGAACTGCCTGCCTTGATGGTGGGCAGTTTTTGCGCTATACCACCAACGCCAGAGGTGCTTGCTGTCATCGGCTTGCTGCTGCGATAACATTGCGAGCACACCCACATGGCATTTTCTAACACGGTTTCACAAACGAATTTCAACACACGGCGCGTCATCGACAACGCGATCCGTCGCTGTAAACTGACGGCGCAACAGATCACCGCCGAACACATCGACATAGCCAACGACCAGCTATACCTGTTCCTCTCCGACTTGGCCAACCAAGGCGCGCCGCTGTGGTGCATCGAGAAGCAGATTTACCCGCTGTACGACGGCGTGGGCGACATCACGATGCTCGACGGAACCGTTGACATCCTGAACAGCAACTTCCGCTGGCTCCAGCAAGTGACCGGCATCAATTACGACGACCCAACGTACCGCGAAGTTGACTTCACCGACGCCATTTTCGTGGCCAACGTCGGCATTCTCTGGTCTGCCGCCGCCGTGCCTATCGTGTTCGAGCGCTCAGACGACGGCGTAATCTGGGATGAGTTCCAAACCGAGACGCCAACGGCCTCTGCGGGTGAGTGGACGTGGTACGACATGGACAGCAGCGTGGCTGCGCGGTATTTCCGCATCCGTGCGACGTCAGGAACGCTCGGTTTCAGCCGGATTTATCTAGCCAATACGCCGACCGAAATCCCGTTGGCGCGCATGAACCGCGACGATTACACAAATCTGCCGAATAAGGCGTTTCAGTCGAACCGCCCGCTGCAATACTGGTTCGACCGTCAGGTTAACAACCCAATTATGCACATGTGGCCGGTGCCAAATCTGGCCGCGACCGTCTGTCAGATCGTTGTGTGGCGTCAGCGTTACATTATGGACGTCGGCACCATGACACAGGACGTTGAAGTGCCCCAGCGCTGGCTTGAAGCCATCGTTTCGGGTCTGGCGGCCAAAATGGCGCTTGAATTGGTTGAAGTTGACGTCAATTTGATCCCGATTTTGGACCAAAAGGCGGCAATTTCGCTGAATATCGCGCAGATGGAAGAGCGCGACAACAGCCCGATGATGATCGCGCCCAACATTTCGCCGTACACGAGGTAAAATCATGGCTGTTGAGGGCTACATCAACACCATTGGGCGAAATCACCTCGGCATCGGCATTTGCGACCGCTGCAAGCGTAAATTTCCCATTGATGACCTGTATAGCGACCGGAATATCCCGACGCTGAAGGTCTGCATCGACGACGTGGACGATTTCGACCCGTGGCGCGAGCCTGCGCGGCAGCCAGAGGACATCACACTGCGCTTTCCCCGCCCAGACGTGGCGCTGGACGGCTGATGCCCCGTTTTCTCAACACTCGCGGTAATACGACGCTGGCAATCGGCATCTGTGGGCGCTGCTCCATCAAGATGCCGCTGGATCAGTTGCTGCCCGACCCGAACTCGCCGGGCTTGCTGGTCTGCGAAAAAGATCGCGATCAGTACGACCCGTATCGTCTTCCCGCTCGCCAACCGGACAACATTCTGTTACCATTCTTGCGTCCCGATGTGCCCCTCGCGACAAATCCGGCGGGCTTCATCACACAAAACAGCGAGCAGTTCCTCATCACTGAGGATAGCGATGATTATCTAATCTTTTTCGAGGATGACGAGTTTTGAGCAACGTCCCTACAAATCTCATCCCCACCCGCGTTACCGGCCTCCCTGAGTATCTGGGATCGAGCACACTCGGCTACCTGCCGTACATCATCGACGGACGCTCCTATAAGGTTCAGTTCGCGAACATCGCTGCCGTCGGCGCGGTGCCGTCCTCGCGTGAAATCAACACAGGCAGTGGTCTGGGCGGCGGCGGCGATCTGTCTGCCAACCGCACGCTCTACATCTTGCCGGGCGGCGTTGACGACAGCCGCCTGAGCGTCACCGGCGTCACGGCTGGCACTTACGGCGCGGTCGATAGCATCCCAGTCTTCACGGTCAACGCGCAGGGCCGCGTGACGGGCGTCACGGACACGCCTATCGTTCTTACGAATTACGTTCCCACCAGCCGCACAATCTCGGCTGGCGCGGGTCTGACGGGCGGCGGAGACCTTTCCGCCAACCGTTCCTTCGCTGTAAACTTTTCATCTACAACGCCTGAGCCTCTCGGTCCCGGATCACCCGGCGTCTCGACTGTTGCCGCGCGTGGAGATCACGTCCACCCTGCTGTGGACTTGAGCGACACCACGGAAACGCAAGGCGTGCTCCCCTTGTCCCGTGGCGGCACTGGCAACAGTCTGTCTCCTGTTGCCGGTGCCATCGTCTATTCCAGCAACGACAAGATGTATCTGACCACCGCCGGAAGCGTTGGGCAGGTTCTGCGTTCTGGCGGCCCCGGCGGCGTACCCTTCTGGACGGAAGTTGGCGCGGGCACCGTGATCAGCGTCGCTGTGGCGACCGCAAATGGCTTCGCGGGCACCGTCGTCAGTCCGACACTGTCGCCGATTATCACGCTCTCGACGACCGTGAGCGGATTGCTTAAAGGCAACGGCACAGAGCTGTCTGCGGCCACCGCAGGCATCGATTACGTTGAGCCGGGCGCGTACACCACCAGCGGCCTGACAATGGCCACAGCGCGTTTGCTGGGCCGCACTACGGCCTCAGTCGGCGCGGCGCAGGAAATCAGCGTCGGCACTGGCCTGACGCTCTCCAGCGGCTCTCTGGTCAACGCTGCGCCCGATCAGACCGTCAGCCTGACGGCAGGCACCGCAATCTCGGTCACAGGCACGTATCCGTCGTTCACGGTCACCAACACCGCGCCAGATCAGGTTGTCAGCTTGACAGGCGCAGGCACAACGACCGTCACCGGCACGTATCCGAGCTTCACAATCACGTCGAACGACAGCACGTCAGGCACCGTGACCAGCGTCAATGCCAGCGGCGGGACAACGGGCATGTCGTTCACCGGCGGCCCAGTTACGTCGGCGGGCACACTGACCCTCAACGGCACACTCGCTGTGGCCAATGGCGGCACAGGCGCAACCGACGCAGTCGCTGCTTTAACAAACTTAGGTGCGTATCCCGCAAGCAACCCTTCGGGCTTCACATCAAACGTAGGTACGGTGACGTCAGTCTCAGGCACCGGCACCGTCAGCGGCCTGAGCCTGAGCGGCACAGTGACGTCCGCAGGCTCGCTGACACTCGGCGGCACTCTTGCCGTCACGCCATCCGACTTCGCGTCGCAGACGGCCAACACCGTCCTTGCGGCACCGAACGGCTCGGCAGGCGTCCCGACGTTCCGCGCTATCGTTGCGGCGGACATACCAACGCTCAACCAGAATACGACCGGAACGGCTGGAAATGTCAGCGGCATCGTTGCTGTGGCCAATGGCGGCACAGGCGCGAGCGTAGCCTCCACGGCGCGTACGAACCTCAGTGCTGCGGCCTCTGGAGCGAACACGGACATCACGTCGATTGCGCTCACCACAGGCACGATCAGCACGTCGCCAGTCAGCGGCACTGACATCGTCAACAAGGCGTATGCCGACAGCATCGCGTCGGGCATCAACTTCCACCAGTCCGTGCGCTTGGCGACGGCTGCGGCTTTGCCTGCGAACACATACAACAACGGCACCAGCGGCGTCGGCGCGACGCTCACGGCGACTACCGATGCCCCATTAGTCGTTGACGGCGTGACTGTGGTTGTGGGCAACCGCATCTTGGTCAAGAACGAGGCGACGCAGGCGAATAACGGCGTCTACGTTGTTACGCAGGTCGGCGACACCGGAGGCGGCGGTCCCGGTCCGGGCGGCGGCGACCCGTACATCCTAACCCGCGCCACTGACTTCGACAGCGCAGGCACTGGCGTTGACCAGATCGACGCAGGCGACTTCTTCCTCGTCACGGCGGGATCGACGTTGGCCAACACGTCGTGGGTACAACAGACACCACTGCCGATCACTGTCGGCACGACGGCGATTGTCTTCTCGCAGTTCGCTGCACCTGTTCTGTACTCGGCGGGCACGGGCCTGTCGCTGACAGGCACGACCTTCAGCATCACGAACACAGGCGTAAGCGCATCGACCTACGGCAGCGCGTCGTCCGTGCCTGTCATCGCGGTTAACGCGCAGGGGCAGATCACGTCGGCCTCGGCGTCTTCCATCGCCATAGCGGCCTCCCAGATCACGTCTGGCGCGCTTGCCATCGCCAATGGCGGTACAGGTGCCACCGACGCGTCCGGCGCGTTGAGCAACCTCGGAGCGTACCCTGCGAGCAACCCGTCTGGCTTCACGTCGAACACAGGCACCGTCACCTCCGTCAACTTGACGGCTGGCACAGGCGTCAGCGTCTCCGGCGGCCCGATCACGGCGTCCGGCTCCATCACTGTCACCAACACCGCTCCCGATCAGGTTGTCAGCCTGACAGGCTCCGGCGCTACGACCGTGACCGGCACGTACCCGAACTTCACGATCTCCTCGCCTGCGAGCGGCGCGGGCACCGTGACGAGTATCGACGTCAGCGGCGGCACCACCGGCCTGACGACATCGGGCGGCCCAGTTACAAGCAGCGGGACGATAACGCTCGCAGGTACGCTTGGCGTAGCTAATGGCGGCACAGGAGCCACGACGCTGTCTTCGGGCTATCTGCTCAAGGGCAACGGCACGTCGGCTGTCAGCGCGTCTGTGGTGTACGATACGGGCACGAATGTCTCCATAGGTACGACGGTGGCGCGTGGAAACCTTAGTATCGGAACAATCGCCGGTACCGCTACAACACTGGCTATCCATCTTGGATATACACCTGCTGACTTCTACGGCTTCCGTGTAACCAATGTCAGCAACGCAGCGTCGGTATACGCAGGTGCATTCTCCATCCAACGGGGCACTGGTTCCGCATGGTCGGACGCTCTGTCTATCTCTAACGCGGGCAACACTACAGCCAACGTCGATATGCGTGCGCCAATCTTCTACGATAGCGATAACACCGCTTGGTATGTAGACCCTGCTGGGGCCAGCTATCTCTCCTCGGTATACACTGACACCGTAAACTCTGCTGTTGTTGGAGACCCACTGGAGCTTTGCTACGTTCGTGGTAATGAAGTCCGTATTGGCCCCGGCGGTGGCAACCTTCCGATTATTGCAGGCGAGTACACTCGCTACGCGGCTGGCACTGGGTTTTTGAGCGGTCGCTATGGTAGCGTAGAGACGAATGGCACGACAGGGCCGATATACTGCATCTCAACTAGCTATGCGCCGACATCTACAACACTTGGCTCAATGTACGGTATCGGATACACTGACGGGGCGTCTTCAAGTGTATGGGCTGGTGGCGGCTGGGGTATGTACGTCGCTGCGGCTGGTGTAGTTCGCGTTTTCCTAGACGGTGTTTCTGGGATTGGCCACGCAACGGGTTCATTCCGCGCACCTATCTTCTACGATAGCGCGAACACGGCTTACTATATTGACCCTAACAGCACATCAAGGATTGTGCGTTTAGTTCTGGATAACGGCGATAACTTGTCATGGGGCGGGGTTTACGGCGCGGGTGTGCCGACCATTGCTGGTTCAACCAGTAACGGTATATACTTTTACCCAACTGGTTCAACCGCTGGCGCTACGTTCACGATGTTCAGTTCCTATGCAATCGCTACTGGTTCAATGCGTGCGCCTATCTTCTACGATAGCGACAACACGGCCTACTACCTCGATCCAACTGGTTCGACCTCATTAAACACCGCTGGCAACCTTATCACGTCAGGCAATCTAACCCTGAGCAACGGCGCGAACCGTTATGTGCGGATCGGCTCTGCGACTAACTATTCCTACGACTTGCAGACAACTAGCGATGATTTCCAGATTATCGAGGCAGGAACGACGCCACGGTTAACTATTAAGTATCCAAACGGCAATGTCGGAGTGGGGACCACAAATCCTGCGGTCAAGTTTGTTGTCAGCAATGGCGGTGCGGCAGGGCTTGAGATTGACCCTAGTGGTGGCTTAGGCGGTGGGTCGTACATTCAATCATATAACCGTGGTACAGGCAGCTACACTCCTAACACCAACTATGCCTCAACGCACACTTGGTACACAAGCGCAACACGCCGGATGGACTTAAACGCCAGCGGCAACTTGCTGGTGGGGACTACTACGGACTACGGCGGACGTATAACACTCGTCCCTGCGACAACACCGACAACCTTTGCTGGCGGAGCTACACTCCAAATTGGTGAAGCTACCAGCAACACCGCGTACCGCTTGCAACTGGGGTATATCAACCACCCTGTGCAGGGTTATGTAGGCTCGATACAGTCATACGCGGGTGGCGTCCCTTCTTCATTAGTTTTGCAAGGCGGTGGCGGCAATGTCGGCATAAACACCGCAGCCCCCGGTGCAAAGTTAGAGACATTCAATGACGTTGGCGGCGTAAACGCACTCAGGCTTAATACTAATTTCGCGGGTGGTAACTACGTTGACATAAACCCTTATATAAGCGGTGTATCCAACGGCGGATATTCTATATCGCTTAACGGAACCATCCGTCAGGTTATAAACACCAGTGGTAACGCAGGATTTGGGACAACTGCACCCGGTGCAGTGCTGGACGTCAAGAGCCAGATCAACGTAACCAGCCCATCAAACGTGTCAATGAACGCGGTGCGTGCCAGTAACTTTGGGTACTCAACAAGCTACAGCGCCCTGATAATTGGCTCGGTAAGCGGCAACAACACGCCGTGCATCAACGTCGATCCTATAGCGAACGCAAGTGGCTCGTTTGGCGGATTAGGCAATGAGGTCATGTTCCGCAACGGGGTGGGTTTCATCACGCCGAACAGCGCAAATAACGGCTACCTATCCCCGTTGACTTTGGCTGATGGCTACGCAGCCTCCACTGGCTCGTTCCGTGCGCCTGTCTTCTACGACAGCAACGACACTGGGTATTATGTCGATCCGGCCAGCGGTACCGTTCTTGGGGGTAATGTTTCAATCCTCGGCGGTAGGAACATTACTCTTAGTACTAGCGGCGGCAACGTGCAGATTAAAGGTGATACTGGTGGTTGGTCTAACGGACTGCTGTTTTATGGCTCGTCTAACACCTTTAGGGGTGGTTTTGGCGCTCTAGGTAGCGGCGACGGATTGTCTTACCTATGGGCGGGAAATGATTACAACAACGCCGCGCTCTACCTCTACGCGTCCAACTACGCCGTAAGCCCCGGCTCTTTCCGCGCACCTATCTTCTACGATAGCGACAACACTGGGTATTACCTCGACGCGGCGTCAACTTCTAATCTCAATGCAATTATCATAAATGGCCAATCGACAATGGCCACTCAGAAAGCACTTGTTGCGTCAGACTACGGCCACGGTGTGTACGGCGTGTATAGCGCCGAGAAATACCAACATGTTTGGAGTATGGGTACAAGTTATAGTTTACCCGCTAACGGTCTGAGCACTGGACTTGGCGGTAATCTTTATGGATTAGCATGGTCTTACAATCCCGGTTATGGCGCGCCGGGTAACAACGCACAATCAAAAGATGGGCTTAATCACCAGCTTCTCTTGATGATGAATGGTACTACCTATTTTGCTGCCGGTAATGGGGTCTGGACTTCAGGGATAGGCACAAGCACAAGTGACTGGCGCGCACCTATCTTCTACGATAGCGGCAATACCGCGTACTATGTAAATCCCGACGGCACATCGAACATCTACCAACTAACTGGAGCGATTACCTACGGTAGCTACGGGTCATTTACTGCTTCCGGTTCTTTGAACAGCTACGCAGGTATATCATTCCCCGCTGTTTCTGCCGCGTTGATGATGAACCAAGGCTCGTCCGGCTTCTACTTTAACAACAACACTTGGGGGATGTACTGCAACAATGCGGGCAGCGTTTACGCCGCTTTGTATTACGACATTAGCAACACTGCGTATTACGTTGATCCCGCCAGCACCACCAACCTTAACGTCTTAACAACAGCGGGGGCGATCACTGCTACTGGTAACGTCACTGCGTACTCCGACATCCGCGTCAAAGCCAACATTGAGACTATCCCAAGCGCACTGCACAAACTCGATCAGATACGCGGCGTTACGTATACCCGCACAGACCTTGAGGATAAAGAGCGCCGGTACGCTGGGGTTATCGCGCAGGAAATCGAGCAGGTTCTCCCAGAGGCGATCTTTGAAAACGAAGAATACAAATCTGTCGATTACAACGCGACTATCGGTTTGCTAATTCAGGCTGTAAAAGAACTCACGGATAAGGTAAAAGCGTTAGAAGCAAAGGAACAGTAATATGGCACTTACGTACACATGGGCAGTAACATCGCTCAAGAAGACCACAGACGGCAGCGTAGATAACTTCGTTGTCCAATCCACATGGACCTGCACCGGCACGGACGAAGACGGCGACAGCGGCGTATTTAATGGCGCTACGCCATTTCCGCTGGACAGCCTCGACCCTGCCACGTTCATCCCATACGAAGATTTAACCGAGGCTGACGTAATCGGTTGGATACAAGCCGTCGTTGTCGGCTCGTACAAGGAGCACGTCGATGCGCAGATCAACAAGCAGATTGCGCTGATCAAAGACCCCGTAGTTGACGTCCCTAACGGCGAGCTGCCGTGGGACGCACCTGCACCAACCCCAGAAGGAGAGACAGCATGAACCCAGAATTAGACCACCTCGACGTAGATCAACAGGCGCAGGCCGCACCGCAGGAGCCAACCGTACAGTTGGACCTATTGGTCAACGACGTGAACCTCGTTCTCGCCGCACTGCAAGAGCTGCCACACAAGGTCGCAGACCCACTGTTGCGCAAGATCATGGGCCAAGCGAACGCCCAGCTCGCCCCAACCGGCGCGTAACATGATCGAGGAACTCATCAGCCGCGTGTTCTACGCACGCAACGTGGCGCACTTTGAGCACTGGCGCGCCAAGGGTGATGGGAGCTTCGCAAAGCACATGGCTTTGGGCGACTTCTACGACGACGTGATCGAGGCAATCGACCGGCTCGTAGAAGTCTACCAAGGCGCGTTCAAACTCATCGGCAACATACCGGCCCCGAAGGTGTCTGAACGCGACGTGCTGAAGCTCCTAGAGGCCGACGCCGCGTGGATCGAAGAGCACCACGAGGACATCTGCGAGGGCAACCGCGCAGTGGCGAACCTGATCGACGGCGTAACGGAGGTGTACCTCTCCGCCGTGTACAAGCTGCGGAACCTGAAATAGTGGACACCGCAACCCTCTTCACCGTCCTTGGTTTCGTTATCACCGCCCTGAGCTTTATCGGGGCGTTGATAACTGTTTGGGTGAACCTCACCAATAAGCTGACGCTGCTTGAGGCGCGTCTCGGCTTCGGTGACGAGAAGTTCAACACCATTGACGAGAGGTTCAAGGAGGTGATGATCCACCTCCGTCGGATCGAAGACAAACTGGACAACAAGGCGGATCGGTGATGAATAAAAGGTATTGGGTTCTTGTGTCTCTCGGCTGGTGTAGCGTGGCGCTTGCGCAGACCGCGCCGGTGTCTGTGGCCCCGACGGAGTACGTGTACACCACGACAACGACCAGCACATCGGACAACACGAACACCAACAACAACACGTCGGCCAGCACGTCCACCAGCACATCGACGAACACGAATAACAACAACAACAACAACACGTCTGCCAGCACGTCGGTCAACACCAATACGAACTTCAACACCAACGAAAGCACCAGCACGTCGGTCAACACGAATAACAACGTGAATGCCAGCACGAGCACGTCGCTGAATACGAACAACAATAACAACGTCAACACATCGACGAACACCAACATAAATCAGAACACTGGGACGATGACCAACATCAACCAGAACACGAACATCAATTCTGGCACGATGACGAACATCAACCAGAACACCAACGCCAGCACATCCGAGGCGACAAACCGCAATTTCAATACGGACACGAGCAACAGCACCGTCAACCAGACGGTCAACAGCACCGTAAACACGAACAACACGAACAACGACACCAGCACGATCAACCAGACGACAAGCAGCGATAACCGCAACGTCAACCAGAACAACAACGTCAACGTCTCCGACAGCAAGAGCTACAGCGAGAGCGTCAATCGTCAGGTTATCGACCAAAACATCAAGTCGCCGCCTCCGAGCGCCATTGCGCCGTCCATGATGTCCTACAGCCAAGACCTTTGCACCACGGGCCAGAGCGGCGCGGTGCAGACGCAGATCATCGGCCTGTCAGCGGGCCGCACTGTGCGCGACCAGAACTGCGAGCGGATGAAGCTGTCCAAGACCCTGTACGACATGGGTATGCGCGTCGCCGCCGTGAGCCTCCTGTGCCAAGACCCCCGCGTATTCGGCGCGATGGAGATGGCTGGCACGCCCTGCCCCTTCATGGGTTTGATTGGCGAGGAAGCCCGCGCCGCGTGGACCGAGAACGTCGAGCTTCGCCCTGTCGAGGACTAAGACATACGTCTTGCAGGCGGCCCTCCTGCTGACTTGCGCGACGCCTCTGCGTGCGCAGACCTATGAGCCTGCCTTAATCCCTCCGCAAATCAACGGCGCTCCCACAACGATGACGCCCCTCAATTTGGGCGATGACGGCACGCGGAACGTAGCTCTTGGCTTTGAGTTTGAATATTGGGGTCAGACGTTCACCGACGCGTGGGTTTCGAGCAATGGCTTCGTGTCGTTCCAGAGCGGCGCGCATCTGTGCTGCAACGGCCAGCCCGTCGAACTGGCGCAGCGCAACACGATATACGCCTATTGGTCTGACCTGATCAGCTACACCGGCAACCCCTATTATCGCCGCGACGACGGCTCGATCCTCTTCGGCTGGTACGGCGTGAACGAGTATGGCACGAACAACAGCAGCACCTTCGAGATCGGCCTCTTTGCTGATGGCAAGATACAACTGAACTTCGGCAACCTTGGCTTTTCCGGTTACCGTGATTTTACCGCAGGCATCACTGGCCCAACTGCGGACGACAACATCCCGCTTTTCTACGGTCGCAACGCGCAGTTCCTACAGAACCAGTCTGGCCTCTTGACTTGGATTGCACCTGTCCCAGAGGTCGTGGCTGTTGACTGCAACGTGACACCAATGGACCCAAGTTGCCCGCCAGCCGCCGTCGACGTCGGCGCACCTGATCCGACCGAGAGCGCGTTGGAGGCCGCCGTGGCTTCGGTCGAACAGGCGGCGATGGAAGAGACGCAGCAAGAAGTTGCGGTTGAAGACGTCGCTGACATCGAACAGGTGCTTGAGACCGCGCAAGAGGCGCTGGAGACAGCCGACGCGTCTGTCGAAGCCGAAACGGACGAGCCTGTCGCGGACGAGGAGCCTGCCGAGGAGGACGCCCTTGAGGAGTTGACTTCGGAGCGGGATTTAGAAGATACCGGCTCCAATGCAGAGCGACTGTCGCCGGACGAAGTTGCTGCACTGGCAGCACAAGGGCCAGAGGACGCTACCGCTGACGAAACGGAAGCATTGGTATCATTGGAACTGGAAGGCACAGAGATCGCCGTAGGGGGCCAAGACGCATCGTCAGGCGCGTTGGAGCAGGAAGTATCCAATCAGCTTGCTATGGGGCTGGAAGAAAGCGGGCAGCAATCTACATTCTTTGAGGAGGCGGCGGAAGTCAGCCAAGCATCGGCGTTTGAAAGCGCGTCGCAATCGTCGCAAAGTTTCGGCAGTTTTCAAATGCGCGTTGATTTCGGGTCAAGCACTTCGGTTAGCAGCGGGATTGGTTCTGGCGTCGGATCATCACCACTGGACGCTGCCGTCTCGGCAAGCAGCCCCATGTCGATGTCCACCACATTCGAGATACTGAACAATGTCGGCGGTCAAAGCAGCGCAACGCCCGTCGCAACAACCGCGTCATCCGAAAAATCAGAAAGCGAAATGGCAGAAGGTCAGGGCGAGACCATCGCGGAAATGGGTGCCGTGCCGGGCTTTGCTGCGTACACACAGGCCTCACTACAAGATAGGGCTGACTTTTACGCAATACGTGATATATACCGCAGACGTGTGCTGCGAGACGCAAACTTTGAATTGTATCGCATGATGCAGACGAACGATGCCCGTTGGCAGGAGATGGTAGATGAGCAGTACAGATGAGGAACCCAAGGTCTCTTTCGACGAGAGCGGCTTTAGTTTCAACATTGGTGGTCTGAGCAGCGGCAAGATTGCCATTATCTTTGCTGCCCTATCGACTATCATCGGCGGTCTGTGGGCTGGCTTCCAAGTGTATCAGCAGTTCTTGACCATGAAAGAAGTCACGGCAGCCTATGTGCCGCCTGATCTGTCAGACATTGAAAGCCGCATTTCTGTGTTGGATGAGCGCGTCACGAGCGTCGAACGTCTGACCAAAGGCAACAGCGAGGCGCTGAACTACCTGACTGGGTCGATCTCAAGCAGTGTAGGCGCAACGCGCCAGACCGTTGACGCGGTGTCGAGCAGCGTCAGGAACAGCGACGCGCAGAACATGGCCATGCAGCGCGCTATCATAGACCAACTGCGCGAGCAGGATAAGGACCAACAGCGTCGGATCAAGGAACTTGAGACCGAGACCGCTGCACGTATTCAAAAGACGCTGGCGAACCCGCTGGCCGGAAAGGAATGAACATGGAAGATAAACTAATGGACGCCCGCATCAAGGCGCTTCTGATGGCTGCGCGCACGATGGCGTTTGTCATCTGCACGATCACCGTCGCCATGATCGCGGGTCTGTTCGTGAGCAACGAAGTCATCGACAACAAAGACGTCTTCGGCTTGCTGTCCTACGTCATGACCTCGGTCGTCGGCGCTGTCGCTGGCTCATACGCCACGCTGATGGGCATGAAGGGTGAGTTGGTTCCACCACCGCCGGAAGACCGCAACGACCCTGAGCCAGAGCCTGTGGCCCCTGTAGCGCCTGAACCAGACCCGCTACCGCTTACACCTGACATGGCCGCGCCGAAGGCGTATGACGACCCGCAGGCCACCGTCTTCATCGACACACCTGAAGATGACGACGATGACGATATGGAGCCGTGGGAGAAGTACCGCAACGATATGCGTTATGACGCCAACGGCGACGGCGTAGTCGATGAACTTGATTTCCCTGATTGGCGGAGTGCTGGCAAATGAGCTTAATGAACCTTCAAAGTAAATGTGGGTGCCATCCAGATGGTGCGTTCGGACCGGGGACGTTGAAATCCGCATGCGCGCACTTCAAGCTGAACAAGAACCGCGCCGCTCACTTCTTCGCTCAGACGGCGCACGAAAGCGGCAACTTCAAGGCGTTCAGTGAGAACCTGAACTACGGTGCGAAGGGTCTGCGCGGCATCTTCGGCAAGTACTTTCCGACGGACGCCATAGCCAAGGCTTACGAGCGCCAGCCGCAGAAGATTGCCAATCGCGTCTATGCCAATCGCATGGGCAATGGCGACGAAGCGTCAGGCGAGGGGTGGAAATACCGGGGCCGGGGTCCGCTCCAGCTCACCGGGAAGAACAACTACCGCGCATTCGGCAAGTACATCGGGCGTGAACAGGAGATTTTGGACAATCCAGACCTCGTGGCTACTGAACTGGGCTTCGAAAGCGCACTGTGGTTCTTCGACGCAAACAAGCTGTGGTCCATCTGCGATCAGGGCATCAACGACGCTGCGATCCTCGCACTGACGAAGCGGATCAACGGGGGCACACACGGCCTCGATGACCGCAAACAGAAAACCAAGAAGTATGCTACTTGGCTCTAAGGAGAACGACTATGGTTAACCTGAAGAAACTCATCCAGAAGGAAGCCGAGAAGGCCATCCTCAAGAAGGCTGTAGGCAAAATCCTGCCAATGGACGCGGAAGCAAAGCCTGCCCTCGGCTGGAAAGCCAAGCTCGCGGGCGGGTTAGCGGTCGTTGCGACGATTGCCGGTCTGCTTTCTCAGTATCTTGCTGGGTAAACAATAAATTCGCCGTGCCAGTCACGGCGAAGGCTGTTATTATGCGTTAAATCTGTTATAGGGGCACGTTATGGCCACTGCGATGACATTCACGACGTTGAAACAAGACGTGCAGCGCTACCTTGAGCGCGGCAACACGCTTGCGTCGGACCCCATTGTCTTTGAGCAAATCCCACGTCTGATCAACCTCGCAGAGCGTCGCATCGCCCGCGAGCTTAAAGTTGAGGGCTTCATCAACGTCGTGACCGGCACACTCTCTGAGGGCCAGTCCGTATATCCTAAGCCAGATCGCTGGCGCGACACGGTGTCGATCAACATCGGCACCGGCGCTACGTTGAACGACCGCAAAGTTCTGTTCTCCCGCGTGTACGAATATCTGCGGTCCTACTGGCCGAACGCGTTAGAGACAGGCACGCCTCTCTTCTACAGCGACTACGACTACAGCCACTGGCTGCTCGCGCCGACGCCAGACGCAGAATACCCATTTGAAATCCTGTATTACGAACTGCCGCCCTTACTCGACGAGAGCGTGCAGACGAACTGGATCACAGAATACGCCCCGCAGCTCTTGCTCTATGGCACGCTGGTTGAGGCAACGCCGTTCCTGAAGAACGACGAACGCATCCCAGTTTGGCAGAGCATGTACGACCGCGCGGCGGC